CTTACTCAAGTCACCATTTAACAAAGAATCAATATTTTGCTTACGAGCAAACAATTTGTTAATCAAGTAATATGGAGATTTTAATTTAAACGATTCCCCATCTTTTGTGTATGCAACATAACCTTCATGTTTTACCTTCTTAACTCTTTCCTTTAATTCGCCTAGAGTAGTATAAGTTGGAACTGGAACATTCCACAATCCCAACATATAATATTCACGATCAAATTCAGAACTACAATACCAATCCAATCCATAGTCAACCATCTGAGAAATTGACGTGGAATGGGATATTTTATCATTATAACCATTATCTCTTTGACCCAAGAAATACACTCCTTCTTTTTCTGGAATAATATGAGGATCAGAAGAATGACAAATTTCAAACATAAAAGTAGTATTATGAATGAAATTCTTCTCAGGAATTGCTTTTAATATCATTTCCCTTGCTAACTTAGCATAATCAGAATCCAAAGATCCAGTAGTTGCAACTACAACACCATCTTTATACTTTGATGCCGTTGCCATAAATCCATTATACTTCTTGATTGCTAAGACCTTTTCATCATCAGATAATACTGGAGAGTTCTTTTCTATTCCGTAATTATAGATTTTATCGAAAGGATGAACAATAATGTTGAAATCTTTATCTACTACCAGACCACGACACTTTTCAAGATAACGATTCCAAAGCCCATCAAAAAAGACTTTTCTTTTATATTTTAATACAAATAAATCAGTATAGGATTCAGATTTTTTCATCTGAACAAGATTAGAATTGTTTTCTACATATTCTTTGAGTTGTGACTGTAACATATTTACGCTCCTTAAACAGAAAGTAAATCATACTACAGTCTTGAGAAAAAGTCAAGTCCAGAGGGATCTACGCAGACGAATAAGTTTTATCAACATTTCTTCATCTTCTTGAAAATAATCCTCCTCGATTTTATTCATAAGATCATGAATCCTTCTGGTTTCTAATTTTTCTTCTTCGGTTTCTGGTGTACACATATAATCCCAAAGGCTATCGCCGCTATTGGTTTTTGTTTCGTAACGGGCGTTCCACCCAGAAACTTCATAAGGGTCGGGTCTATTAGGTCTGGTGAATTTCCACCAATGGTAGAGTTCAGAGATTTCTTGAGCTTTCAGAGATTGTTCAGTAGGTTGACCATATTCTGGATCATCTTTACTTAATCCCCAAGATTCGTCTTTGATAAGAGTAGTTTCCCAATCAAGATAATCTAGACCAGATTGAGCATTTCTCCAAGTTCTGCTCTTAAACCAACCTTTTGAATGCCAAGGCGCATTATATTTTACTGCAGAAGCTTCATCGCAAATGATATTTTTCCATGCAACTTCCACCTCGACAAAATTCACAAGCTCATCAAATAAACAATGAAGAATTCTTTCATCTAGTTCGTGCCATTCACCTTTTTTCAAATTGGACGTGAGTTGATGAGTTTTGGTTACAAATCTATTAACTAACCAATATTTCACAGAATAGAGTTTATCAATAGGATACATAATAAAGTCTTGAATCTTATCAAGAGCAGTTTCAGCAAGCCAATATCGAAATGGATGTTTCGTTTTAGCAGTTTGCTTCCAATCTCGCCATTCTTTAGAAGTTCCGCATTCTGGTTGAGGAGTACCTCTTACCCAATTAGCGAATTTCCCGTTTGACCAATATCTGTTTCTCATATTATTCCGGTTTCATATAAACAAAATTACATAACATCATACAAGACCTATCAATCTTGACAACGCAATTAGATTTCTCTATCGAGAGTATTTTACCTTTAAAAGAGTTATAACAAATAACTCTCATTCCTACTTTAAATTCCATTATTTCTTAGAATAATTTGAATATGGACTTAGAACAGAAAGCAGAAAGAACGCTGCGGCAATATTCTCAAAATCATATTCAATATTTAATTGAAATAATGTATTAATAGACCAAATAAATCCACAAGGTATAATTATAATATATACAGCAAGTAAAATACCAAAAACGCCAAGACCAAGTTTCATATCACACCATTATAAAAGAAAAGTATCACACTGACGACCTTTGGGAAGATTTTTATGATGAGGGCAATTTTCTCTGTATATACAACCAGCAACAAGAGAAAATATCAATACAAAAAATAACGCTCTCATATATTACCACGTAATAGAAACATAATCTTCACCTTGACGGATTAGATAATATTTGACATTAAATCCTTGATCCTTGATAACTTTCTCTACCTTTTGCCAATCCGAAGAATTGCTTCTAGGTCCAAGCAACCAAATATAAGGACTATAACTTTCTTTGGTACATCTATAATTATCAATAATAAATTCTTTCTTACCATCTAATGCTGCATCTCTGATATCTTCAAATACATATCGGAGTTGCTCGTCAATATTATTAAAAATTGCTCGTTTTGTTAGTTCTTTCGCCTTTTCAGCTGTTATCATTATTATTCCTCATATTTCGCCATAGGTTGAATTATTAGATAATTTTCAGTTAAGAAAAAATTACCATAAGGTTGCCAACCTTCTTTGATATACTTATTTACGTCATCTTGCAATTCTGCAAAATTTTCAACCATAATAATTTTATATTCAACAATTTTAGACATATTACCTCACGCAATCATAGGTCCATCATTAGTTTCTTCAATTTCTTCTTTACCTTCATTAACCAAAGTTCCACCAATTTCTTCTGTAATAATATAAATCTTATTACCATCTTTGATTATATTATTGATAGGATAATGATTAAAAGATGTATAAACCAATACTTCGTATTCTTTATTGTTATTGGAATCATTGAAAATATTTTTCAAATCTTGGGAATTTAGAATCATATCTTTTCCATTACCTTAGTTCTTAGATATTCAATCAAAGTATCTGATAACTCATCGATACTTTCGAGAGGCAAAGTAGTTTTCCACTTATCTTGAGTTGCTGAAGGATTCTTAGCAGAACTCAACGTAGAATAAAAGTTAATATCTACATAATCAGGAATTGACGAATCTTTTATTTCAAAATAAAGATTATAGTTATTACCAGTTCCATCAACAGTTGTGTTCAGTAAAGTATTTAATTCTTTATTCATTATCAGTTACCTTTCTATATTCAATACAAGTAACTTGATCAACATTATTATTGTCAAGTATCAAAGATTTAGTACAATTCCATTCAGATTTTATAATAATATAACTGTTATCGTTAATCAACAAAAAAGCAACAAAAAGAGAAATGAAAAAACAAGCAATCGTAATAACAATAGTCTTAGCCATATCCATACTTACCTCGATATAATCACAGCATTTGCTTTTTCAAAAGAAAGACCTTCTTTTCCATAGGAAATATCAAAGGCATCTCCATGTTTTCCATAATACCATTCATCGTAAACATTTAAATAAATTTCTTTTTCAGATACACCAATATCTTCAGTATATCCACCTTCATATCCATTAACAACAACTATCGCTTCAGGATCAAATCCTGATAATACTACAATCAACTCTTTTACATTCATACTTTTCTTCCTGCGTGTTGGATTTCAGAAGGCAATAATACTTGATAATTTCCTTTATTGTAGGCTAGTGCAACAGGATATTTCTTAGAAACTTCTTTCTTATATTCTTCGTTTGGTTTTGTAGCGATATGATCCGAAGTAACCGAAACAATATTTCGGTGGTCGGTCGCCCAGTTTGGAATATCAAGAGATTTCAGCTTTTTCTTTTCTTTTTTTACCTGTAAATGTTTAAAACCCTTGCCGTACAGGTAAAAAAGGTATTCTTCAGGAGTTAGTTTAGGTTCACCAATTCGCTTTTGGTTTTTATTGAATACCACCAGACTTTCTAGATCTTTTTTTGTCAATTTCATATTAAAAAATCTCACAAAATTCAACTACAAAAGTATTATACCGTAAGAGCGGTACAAAGTAAAGTCATCGGCAACCTAAAAGTTTCTTGACTCTTGTATTGATATCATTATAGATTTGGCGCTGATCTTTTGTTAATGAAATTGAATCATCAAGCCAATCCAAATCCCTTTTAATTTGATATAATTCATCATATATTTGTTCTAGAGTAAATTGCGAAACTTTATCTATCAAATACTTTTCCATAATGAACCTACTTCTGTATACAGACAGATTTTTCTACCATATCAATCTTAGAGATTTCCGATATAGCAAATTGACATTTATTAAGAGAACTAAATTCTTGGAATAGAATTTGCTTTTGACCATACCCCAGAGATAATACTAGCATCAATACAAACATATCAACCTCTATGTTGTTTCAACAATCGTAAATTCAAAACGAAATTTTCTACTGTTAGCGTTGTTATAGCTGATAATAGAATCAATCTCTCATTATCCGTACCTTTTGTGGCGTTAAATTTCTCATAAATTTCGCTAGCCATTAATTTAAAAGCATCAGATTCAGATATAGACAAATCAGCAAAATCTATAGGATATTCGTTAGAAGATTCTTTGGCCAATTCTGCTATGATATCAACACAATCTATATCTCTCATCAGGAGAATTCCCAATCTTCTGGATAATCAACCTGATGAACAAATTGAAACTTTTGTTCATCAGACCAAGAAGTTAAATAGGAGTTTTCCTTATCAAACAACTCTAGATATTCTTCATCAGAAATTCTTCTGGAAGAGACAATAGTTTCCCCAAGATGTAATTGAGAAAACTCCTGCTGAACCTCTTCCATAGAAACAGTATCTAAAGCGTGTTCTTCATTCTTACATTCCACAACGTAGTTCATTCGAAACTGCGAAATAGCAGTCACAATATATTTTGGCATAATACAACTCCTAATATTCCAATCGCTTTCTCAAAATAACAGAATCCGCCTTAATTTCATAAACTAAAACATCTCCTAGATGTAAATCTAACTCTTCACAAATCTCTTCAGGAATCTCTATTATAGCATAGCCCTCAAAATCATATTCGACTTTTCTTGTATAAATTTTATTCATTTTCTTTCAATATTTTCTGAACGTCTTTGTAGCATTTCCCACAATTACAGCAAAGTTGTAATTTATGGAATTCTCTGACAGACTTAATCTTATTACACTTAATAAGACTTCTCATTTTGGATTCATTTAGATTAGAACAAACGCAAATAATCATAAACGACTATTCAGAATATCCCATACTTTCTTGATAACTTTCGAACTCTTGATCTGAAACTCTACAAACATCACCATCTTCATCAACATATAAAACGCCTGCGTCCTCAAGAGAATATATGGCATTATCCCAACCTTTTTTCAAACCCCTATTATAGACATAATATCCATAAACCCCACCAGCAACACAAAGAGCAATAAAAAACTTAATTTCTTCCCAACTAATTTCTATTGTAACCATATTAGTCTCCTGGTTTATAAACTTCCTTAATATTTATTGTAGGTTGCTTATTGTATTGTTTACGAAAATGTTTAATGATATATTCTAATACCGGAAAATCCACACCAACAGATTTACAAATATAATAATCGTCAAACCCTGCTTGGACCAGTTGATCAACATCGTCAGAAATTGGCTTTAGAATTCCCATATTACCTCAATTTTGAAATTTCTAGTTTAACGTCTTCGATTGAAATATTATCAGTAGATACGGAATGTTCCGCATCAAGAATCATTTCTACCTTCGTTACTGTAGATTGTTTACCAATTTGGTAAGCAACCCAAGAATTAGCAAATATAAAAACTAACAGTAAAAAACCTTTCAATAAAGAATCAGTTTGTTGCATATTTTGCTCCTGTATATTGGGCTTTGATAGATCTTTCTATCGGATTAGAAGGAATTCCATCTCTATGAGCCGATTCTACAGCAACTTTAGCATGATCTTCAGAGATAAACCATCCAATGAAAAGGTTATCTACCATTGCTTTATACTTATCGCCATATAAAACAATAGAACCTAGAATTCTACCGGCAGGGTCGTGATAATATCCGTTGGTCCAAGAATCCATAAACGTCTCCGATTATTGTAAGAAATATTATTATAAACTTGGAATGTGAAAAAGTAAAGTCGGATTTTCGTTGGAAGTCTAGGGTAATCCGCAACCTAGTTCACACATCCCAAGGCGCGAGAGGTGTGGTTATAATAAACTATTTATTCTTTTAATAGTATCTTTCCAGGATAGGTGATGAATACCAATTCCACCCATACTGTTCCAATTATCAATAGTAGATTTGGTATCATCTATCAAAATTCTTCCCGGTTTTGAATAATAATGCTTATACTTTTTTCCTGGAACGAATACCGGATGAAATGGTACATTATATTTCTTCAACCAAAACCCTTTTTGTGCTGACAATTCTTTTATGTATTCTTCTTTTGCGGTCGAAGTAAGAATACAAATAGGAATCTTGTGTTGTTTATGGATACCCTTTAGATACTCCAAGCCTTCTTTAAAATCCGGCATAGGTTCTAGAACAGCAAATTGTTTGTTTTCAATAAAATCATGAAATCGCTTTTTATGAAGTTTTTTACGTTTTGTATTAGAAGGATTATAATCTTCTTCCGGGTCCGCTTTATAGAGTTGAGCGTATCTTTTCTTGAAATCAGAAAGTACGCCATCTTGGTCAACAAAAATTTCACTTATCATTTTTGAGTAATTTTGATATTTTAAATAGATTTAATTCTGCGTAACTTAATTTCGATCTAAGTTCGCCATTAATAACAGTTCCACGGGAATCAAGAACTTGAGTTATTTGTTTGAGCAGACATTCCGTAAGAATTATCATTTCTTCTTTTTCAAAGGATTTCATATATTCACACGTAAAAAAGGAGGGATATTTGGTAATAAGGAATCCCTCCTGAACCTCACCTAACTCAAGCGGCTAGGGCAAATTTTGAATCATTTGCAATTATTGTATTTACTTCTTTGACCGGGATATCCCAATCCTAACGACTTCAGTATTGCCGAGCGCATATAAACTATTTACTACCACGTCGAAACTGATCTTCCCCATCAAAAGCATACTATTCATTAGCTCTTACTAGATATAAACTTGATCAGTTATTATATCGTTCGCTTTCTCGGTTATAGTAACCTTCCTAGTATGCTTTTGGTGGAGAAGGCGGGAATCGCACCCGCGTCCGCAATAACTTTCGTTTATATGTTTACGCTGTTATAAACTTTCAACAATTAAACCAAACAAATATGCGACGGACCCAATCATACCAAGAAAAAATATCAAAAGAATAGTTAATAATACATTTTTTGTTAAATCTTCTAGCATAATTGAGTCCCCGCAATAGTTTATATTAAACTATTTATATCAATTACCTTTTCGGAAGGCTCTATCAACTTTTGCTTCAAGTTCGCTCAGGCGAGCATCTTGAGTCGCATTCTTTTCAGCCATTGCAGTATGATCCGCTTCAACCGCACGCATATGATCTGTGAGTTGCTCTTGAACCGAAGGAGTAGTTGCCTTTGCTGCACAACCTACAAACATACCCATACTTAGCATTAGAATTACAAACTTCATAATATTACCTCATTTACAGCTTAACAAAACATCACCATTATTGGTGAATTTGGGTTGGAGTATCGTCTCGTGTTTAAGATCAATATTGATCTCCTATCCTCCGATTTAATCTTGCTCCGCAACGACAAGAATTCTAAGCGAATCTTTTGATAGGATGGCATTTCCCCTTGACGATTAGGGTTTGCGGTTTCTTTCCCTCACACTCCAATAATCTTAATGAATCCATTCTTCTCTTACAAATTCTACTGTTCCTCTTTGAATCAGTTCGTTTAATATATCCAACTTCTCGTATTCCTCAAGCGCAGTACTTTCTAATAATTGCCTAAGTTCTTTATCCGAAAGATTCTTGTATCCTATCATTATTATTTTCCAATATATTACCAAACAATGTATGTAATTTATTTATAGAATTCTCTGAAACTAACCAGACATACCTTATATTAGAAGAATACTCCAGAAAATCCCATGCATCTTTGAATTCTTGAAATTCTCCAATATATTCAACGTCGTTCATAGGAGTCAAAACATAATACTTTTTCATGTGAAGAATATAAATTTAACACAAGCTGCAATGATTACGATTCTATATATCAATTCTATAATAGCATCAAATAAATGCCCATAGAATTCGTAATCACTCATTCTCATGTTTAGGTTTCATTGGAAGTTTTAATCCATGTTGAGCAAAATCCATAAAAGATTGTAAATCTGTTACATTATATTCAACACCATCTACTGAACAATTCGGAACACTACCATCATTAAAAAAACAAGGAAGCTCGTACAAATACCAAGTGAGCCATCCGTATAAATCTTCTCCAAGAAGTTTGGTCAGGAGGAATTGGTTTTGGAAATAAAGAGAATCGGTATACTTATTTTCGTTTATAAACTCGCACAAAGAAGTATCGACTTCTCTTAAAGAAGACAGATATTTTTCTGATTCCTTGTGATAATTTTCAATATTAGTTACAATTTCTTTAAAATCTTCAAGATAAACTGTCATAATACTCTCCTATAAATCCCTATCTTTCATTGCAGAATGAATAAAAACGCAAGCAAGTATCAAAGCAATTACATATATCGCTATGCCAAATTGGATTAAAGTAACCAAGATAACACCATATAAAACAATAAACCGCCAATAACAAGCCACTGACCCCAAACAAAAGTACCAATTTCCTCTCTAATTTCGCCAGAGTTAATTGCTACAAAAATACAAACGAAAAAAATTAGAAACCACATAACAATTCTCAAAAATCAAAACATTCCTTAGGAATAAAGGCGTAATATTTGTTGGTAATTTCGTCGTCGAAAATCTTTACCTTTTCTGCAAAAAGAGATCCGTTGTTTAAAATGATATTTCTACGGCGGCAGAAAATTTCTGTTCTCAACCTACTCGCTTTCTTACCACCCTCATAGAACTTACGATAAGCATATTTTCGCATTTGGGTTTGAATATCCTTCTTTGGATTAAAGGTTACTATATCGAAAATTTCATATCGTGTACCACTAGTACCGGGAGTGGAATTTTGACCATGAAGAACAATAAACTTACACATAACATCCTCTTATCGTTGATTAGAATTATATTCTACCGTTGAAAATTAAAAAAGTAAAGTCCAACCAGATTTATGATCGCAATTCTTCACCCAAATATCTCTCCCTTTTGTATTACAAACAACAAATCCCTCGCGCTCAAACTTTCTCGTCCTTTCTTCTCCGAAATAATAAAAAATAAAAAATGTAATAATCAAGAGAATGTAAAACCTTACGAGGAATTTATCTTTCATACCTACTCTCCATAAAGAAGCATATAAACGTCCGAAGCAACGTCATGTTTAGGGTTATGTTTCCAAACGAGATTTTCAAAATCAAACCCTGGAATTTTACAATATCCTCCTCGAGAAGTTTCTTTAAGAATATCTATTGCAGTCCTAAAGTCCCGCCAAGAAGAATACCTAAACAAAGGTTCCTCTTTTAAAGAATATTTACAAAGGTGATCGCTAATGTATTGGTCAAAAGAACCTCTGATAAAAACAACACTTTCAGAATTGTTTGTTTTATCTTTTATGTAGGATTTAAGAACATCTATCCCTTCTTTAGCAGACAAATCAGAATCAGAAGGTTTGAATGAAATATCTCTAGTCAATTTTGGAACTTTGGTATTCCACCAATCCATGGTATCTTTGGATACTGTTCTTTTATATTTCTGAATTTGTTCTTTGACGTCAAACTTTACAAGCAAAGTATTTTCTACCAGGTCTTCATAAGAATATTTCTCGGTTTCATCAAACCAAAGTATTGCCGCAGATAATACTACGGCAGTTTCTCTGGTATCCAAAGTTTCAATGTCGAACGCAAAAATAATACACCCCCAAAATAATTATATATAAAACAAAAAAGGACTTTTCAATAACAATTTGATTCATAATTATCCTCAAGAAATGAAGTCAATGAATTTTTTCAGGAATATTCTGGTATTCACTCTATTACTCATAACTTTATGAAACTCTTTTGACATAGTTGTAACAGTTTTACTATCAAAACCATCTGATAATGATTCTTCTTTATTCAATAGATTACCCTTAACAAAATAGAATTTATCAAACTCAGACGGAACTTCAATACAATTATCTCTATTAAATTCCCTAACTTTTGATGCTCCATCTGCACCAAAACCAAAATAAGAATAAACATTACGTTTTAGTTCTTTGGCGCTTGCTAACCTAAAGGCAAACATTCTAAAGTTAGAAATTTGTTTTGTAAACTTAACACAAGCATTAGTTTCTTGAATTCTGTTTCTCGGTTTAATCAACAAGGTTTCTTTAGTTTGTTTGTCTCTAAAATAGATATTTAAAAATTCTGTTTCTATTGTATAATTGCGAGCATATCCATTCTGATTAACATAAAAACAAATACCATGAGATTCGCCATCTGTAAGGTAAATACTATTTACAATCTGTACTTTAGTCCTAGTTTGGAACTCTTCAACAACTTTCTTTGATAGAAAAATAGAATGATTCAATGGAGTATTACCAAGACTAAACCATTCTGGAGGATATACCTTTGGACCATGCGCACCTTCATAATGACCAAAACTGTATCCATCAAAATTCAAAAGACAATTACTAGCATATACAAATTCTGAATTAGACATTCTGGAAGAAAATACATTATACAACATTACTGGTTGCAAAATCAGTTCTTTTTCTTTGAATTTTTTATTCCTATTTGGATAATTAGTAGAAAACGCATACACTTCAAATGGAATATTTTGTTTTCTACAAAATATAAGCATAGTCAGCAATTGCTTAATGGTATCTTTCATCCAATCAACCATTGAACCAGACCAATCCAAAAAGAATACAAGTCCGTGACTTTGAGACTTTGGAATTGAAGTAGACCGTTTAAAGATATCTTCTGAAATCTTATATGAATACAATTTATTAAGATGAATATCTCCTGTTTTGGATACTTTTGCTTTCTTTCTGCCTTTGGCGTTCTTTTTAAGATTAAATTCTTTAATCAAATAAGACACTACAGTAGAATTTTCAACTTTAAACTTATTATACGCCGTTTGATCTAATACAAACGGCATTTGTTTTCTATTATACCAGTCGCTATAATAAGCTGTAGAGAAATAATTAGAAAGTTTTTTATACAAGACTTTATAATCTTCTACATATTCTGATATTTTAATATCAGGAATATCTACATATACAGAATCTTTACTAGATTCAGAATATAATTCCTCTTTTCTAATTTCTGCTTCTTCTTGAGTAAATGATTTTAGGTTACTCTGAATAAATTCTTCCAAAGAGCCTAATTCATCACCACCAATAGAATTAGGTAATGTGCTATTATAGTTTCCAGAATCACTAGATTCTGAGTCTTGTTCACCCTCTTCTGTTTCTCCAGATAGCGGGGCGATATTGTTAGTTATGGAATCAAAAGGTTCATAATCACCATAAGAAGGTTTGTTTTCACCCAAACCGTCTGATTCTTCTTCATATCTTTTTTCTAATTGTTCTTTAATATAATTTTGAATTTCCAAAGAAACATTAATAGTTTCTTCAAAGGTTTCTGTAGTTTCTACTTTATTCAGAAGGACTTTTTCTTCATCGTTGAATTCGATAAAAGAAAGGAATCCAATTTTACAGTAAAGGTTGATTTTATCAATCAAATTGAGCGAAGACAAGTCGTCTACTTTAGACAAACCAAAGAAATCAGAATTGGATAATTCTTTATATGCACGATAATAAATTGAACGCAAACCAGGATATTTCCGTTTAACCAACCTTTCAATACGACTATCTTCTACAACATTAACGATTGTATGATTTAAAGATTTTTTTCTACAAATTTCAACCCAATCAACAGGCGAATTGATACTATGACCAACCTCATGCGACAACATCAGGTCAAGGCAGTCTGTAGACAGGTCATCCTTAAACTTAGGCACAACAAGAAGTCTATTTTTGGTATCAAAAAACGCGCTTCTAACGCCAGACCTCTGCTCAACAAGTAGGTTCTCTTCAGACATCAAGCGAGCAAGGTTGGATTTGGATTCTGTAAGGTTCATAATCTTCCTCAAATTTACGTTACGAAATAATCATAGCTCACAACAAGAAAAAAGTAAAGTGAAAAATAAAGCTTTACTTTTTATTTTTTTAAAAATAGAATGAGTATGTACCCCGGTTGAACTATAGAATTTAGATAAATATTCTATTTTAGAAGTTCTTATAAATGTTAACTTATTCCATTCGTCATATTGATTTGAGCGATCAAGCATTTGTTGATGAATTTATTGCTTCTTTACATAAGGAGTTTTTTCGTTCTGATATTTTCGAAGCATCTACGCCTTTATCAATTCCTAATCATTATCATTTAGATCATGAGAGCAGGTTTATTCTAGAAGGAAATGCAACATTTATAATTGATGGTAATGTTTTTAATTGTTCTCCGGGAGATTATATTCAAATAGGACCAAAAGTGATCCATAAGTTTGAATATGACGGGGAATCTCCATTGAAGGTGATCAGATTTTTTTCTGAAGGAAATGTTTGGGAATCTTATTACGTTTAGGAGAATAACATGTTACCCGTTTTAATTATCGCTACATCGGTAGTATTTCTCATATTAATGGGAATATTAATGTTAACATTTTTTATCCCGTTTGTCAATAATATACTAGAAGAATTATTTAAAGGCGAATTTGCAGTATCCGTAATTGAAATGTTTTTGGTTGTATTTATATTCTTGACAATTATATTTGGCGGATTTGCTTTGTTAGTTAGTTTATTATAAATAATTCTATTTGGAGAATAATGTCATGACAGAATTAAACAGATTAAAAAGTGCATTAGGCAGTAAAGAAAACCTCGACGAAATTTCTAATTCTGTTAAATCTTCTTATGTCAAAAAAGCGATCAATAAAAACATAGAAGATTCAGGAAATCTTATCAAGAAAGGTAAGGATATGTCTAATAAAGAATATGCTGATGCAAATCAAAAACTTGATAAAAGAGATAAGAATATTAAAAAGGTAATTTCAAAATTGAGTAAGCCAGTACAAGAATCCAAAGACCCAAAAGAATACGATTATGAGGGTGAAATGGCGAAGAATGATCTGCATATCATTACGATGCACGCAGAAAGAATTGCTGAACTGTTGGATGATAACACTAATATGCCAGAATGGGTTCAATCAAAACTAACTCTAGCAAAAGATTATATGCAGACCATTTCTGATTATCTTTGTGCAGAAATGAGAGAAGATATGGATGAGGCTTGCTGGAAAGGTTATGTGCAATTAGGTATGAAAGAAAAAGGTGGTAAAACGGTTCCAAATTGTATTCCTACAAGTAAGGTTCCAAGAAAAGCTAAGATTAAGTCTGAAGATGTAAGCGAATCGTCTGATAAAACGCTTGTAAAAAAACGTATGCCAAAATGGTAGTGTAGTTGATATTTTTTTAACAAAAAAAGCGGAGTAAATCCCCGCTTTACTTTTTTGAAGTCTTGCGCTAGACTATAGTCTCTATTAAATTTTTGAGATTTTTATCATGTTTACAGAAGCAGAAAAGTCGTTCGTTTCTATTATTGAATCCAAGTTCGGTAAAGATTATGTAATTTCTCGTAAAGAAATTGACGAACTTTATTCAGAAAACAAACCCAATGTTTCTTATCCTTATTGGTTAACCAAAGAACCGTATAAGGTTGCTTGGGGTAAGTTTAAAGTTCCTTCTACTGATGATATCGCCGAAGTTATTATGCCAAACCTAAATCCAGTAATTGAAAATGTAGTACCAATGAAAAAACAAGTTCATGAAATGAAAGATTCTACTTCTTTAATACCTCAAAAAGATCCCAATTTTGAAAAGTTCGGTTTCTATACAGACCTGAAGAATATTATTAAATCAAAAAAGTTCTTTCCTATCTTTATTTCTGGACTTTCTGGTATTGGGAAAACTTTCTTGGTTGAACAAATTTGTGCAGAACTAAAGCGTGAATGTGTTCGTGTAAATTTCTCTGTTGAAACTGATTCCGTAGACTTAATTGGCGGACCAAGTTTGGTTGATGGTAATATTGTTTATAATGATGGTCCCGTTATTGAATGTTTAGAAAACGGATATGTATTACTGCTTGACGAAATCGATCGTTCAAATCCAAATAATATTCTTATTTTGAATGGTATTCTTGAAGGTAGAGGATTTTATAATCCAAAAACCAAAAAGTTCATTCAAGCGAAAGAAGGTTTCAATGTAATTGTTACAGCCAACTCAAAAGGCTATGGAGACGAAACTGGTAAATTCTTATCTCAGATTCTTGATTCTGCTTTTCTTGAACGGTTCGTTATTACTCTGGAACAACCTTTTCCTACTGAAAAAGTAGAAACAAAAATTCTCTCACATCATTTAGAAGATTCTGACTTTATTGATAAGTTGGTACGTTGGGCGAATGTTATTCGTAAGACTTATCAGAACGGTGGTGTTGATGAAATTATTTCAACCAGACGTTTGGTACATATTGCAGAAACGTATAACATATTTAAGAATAAATTGAAGGCGATTGAACTGTGCTGTTCAAGGTATGAAACCCATGTCAAAGAAAGTTTTTTGGATCTGTATACAAAAATAGATTCTGGAGTGAGTTTTGACGCTGACGGTAATGTTGTTGGTGAAGAAAAAATTCACCCAATGCCAGATGATATAGCTTTTTAATTTGATTAAACCCCTCGGAATTATAAATACTTAAAAATTATATTTTCCGAGGAGTTTATGTTAAGATTTATTCAATACCTAGAAGAGAAAAAATCTTCTTATGAAGACAAAAAAGATACTGTAAATATAAGTGATATTAGGGGTAAAATGCACGAAAACCTAGTTCATCATATATTGAACGGTGGAAGTCATTCATCCCCTGGATATGAAGCAGAACATGATATATTAAGGCAACATATTTCTGATGAAGAATATGAGCACGCTAAAAAAAGAGCTGCTCATGCAGCAGAACATATTAAGAAACATATTATTCAACCACATTTAGATTCTGGTAGAAAACTTTCAAGTATTACTAGAACTTCAAAAGCCGGAGAAATAGGCGAACATCAATCAGACAACCCGTCTGATTTGTTATTAAATTTTGACGACGAGAAAGGCGAAAAATCTCGTCATGGATTAAGTTTGAAGGCGTCAGCTAAAAAAGGGAAACAGGTTCCAGTATCAAACCCTGGTTTGGGTACTTTGAAGAGGTATAGTGGTGTAGATTCTGGTTCGGATTACTCAGAGTTTCATAATAATTTACATAATGCTTATGGTATTTCTGGAAAAAGTCAAGCGGAAAAAGAAAAGCTAATGAAATCTCACCCACAGTATAAAGACATACAAAAGCGTGGTGGGGAATTTTTAAAAAGTTCTGTTTCTGCTCACGCCGAAGGATTGCAAAAACATTTTGACGAAAATCCAGAAAACAAAACACATTTTCTCAGAAAAGAAGTATTAAGGTTGAATGCTTCTCATCCAGTATCAATGGTTACTAGTGGTGGAGAAGGAGAGAATGTTGGTACGGAACATAAAGATTCTTCGCATTTTGATCATTTATTAGGCGATCATTCTAAAATATCGCACAGAGTTTCTGGTAATTCTATTATTTTTAATCATGCAGATCATGGCGATTTTGCTAAAATGCGGTTTAAGTATGCTTCTAGAGTAGGTTCTCCAATAAAAGGTTCTGGAGAAATTATCAAACCGAAAAAGAAGTTACCAAAAATGTAACAAATACTGAAAAAGGGATGAAGCCATCCCTTTTTTATTGTCTGGCGTAAAAAACCCTTTACTTTTTTTGAGTCTTGCGGTAAGATATATTTTCTGCCCTAAATTATCGAGAGTTATATATGAAATATAAGAAAGTAATTTGTGATGGTGAAGAACTAAATGATTATTATGTTAGTGAATCTGGAGATTTTCTTTCTAAGAAAAGAGGAACTTTAAAACCACTTAAAGTAAATTTTACTGAAGATAAATATAACCCATACCCTAAGATTGGTTTGTCAATTAATGGAAAAAGTAAAACTAAGTCGGTGCATAGATTAGTTTGTGAAACTTGGAAAACCCCTCCTATACCGGAAGAATTACAGTCTGTAGATTGGGATAGTATTTCAGAAACAGATAGAAATATTTTGTTAAGGTTTGTCTCTCACGCAGAGAGATACCAAGTAAACCACATAGACCACGACATTATGAATTTTAATATTAACAATTTGGAATGGGTATCAACAAAAGAAAATCAGAATAAGTATCAAATTCATAAAGCTTCGCGTTTATAATTATTGAAATATCTCAGTGAGATTTATATTATGAAATTTTTTCGTACTTCAGTAGTTCCAGTAATTTGGCGTAAAACTGTAACTGATAAACTTATTCCGAATTTATATTCGGGTTTATCTTTGGACGTTAAGTATTGCCCTTCTTGTAAACAATATCACCCTAAAGTGGATTTCTATTTTGAAAGTAGGTCGAAGAAAAAGTTTCCAGAACAATTGAGGAGTATTTGTATTCGTTGTTTTGATAAACCTAAACCTTCTAATGTTGAATCTTCTTCACTTACCCTTGAAGACTTTTGGTGATCCATTTGACCTTCCATTGACGCACGGATTGAATCTTGTGCCGGTGGTACCGATTATAACTTACCATATTATCGACATTGCTCAATTATCTAAATTCGCTAGGGTACAAGACCTGGTAAATTCGGAGATAAAACGCATAAGTAATCGGGGAACTTTATGTTCCCCTTCTGAAAACGCATAAGTAATCGCATAAGTAATTTGAAAACGCATAAGTAATTTGAAAACGCATAAGTAATCGCATAAGTAATTTGGGTCATACGACCCCATATGGCTATTCTATTCGGGGATGTTTTTACATCCCCTTGTATGGTCATACGACCATCCCATAGCACCAACCCATAACATCTATCAGGAAGTTTATAAAAAGGAAGTTCACCCTCCAGCTTTACTTCCTGCTCTCTTGAGGTAGACTATCCCTACTGAAAGCAAAAACACCTGGAGCAAAAATCATGAACCTTACACCCGAACAGCGTATTGCCCTGACCCACCTGTACGTACAGCACAAGCTTGAGGTTCAGCAAGATTGGGCACCTAGTGAGCGTGATACACCCGAACAACTAGCAATTGATATCAATCACCGCCATCAGAATGAAAACAGCCCAAGATTCACCGACGAGCAATTCCTTTCAATGTTAAAGGAATATGGCGCTCCAGTATACGAACGGTTCACGGCAGCATAGGAAGTTTTTGACCATAGGAAATCACAGATTTCCGCTTTACTTCCTGATTCACTCCAAGTAGACTATCCCTATTGAACAAAAGGGCAATACCAGAAGCAACTGAGGTGATATATGTTTGATTATAATATTCTTTCTCCAAATCGTCGTGCGTTCGTTGACACTGCGCTGGAAGTTTTCCCAGATTTGTCTACCACCATCACTTCAAAGCAAATCGACCAGGTTGTAGCGGCAAAAGGTATCTCATACCCACAATGGTTTATTGTAGAATCTAACAGGGAATCCCGTGGAGTATATCATTTCCCTACCAAAGTAGAAGTTCAAACCATTACTGAAACTGATGAGGAAATCTCAATTCGTATTGCTGATACCTATGAATCTATGGAAGCGTTGGTATCTTCTGTGGCATCCAATACTGTAAACTCGTTGATTATCGCTGGTGCTGCTGGTATTGGAAAGTCACATACTGTCAATAAGGTATTGACTGACATCAATTATGGATCGGAATATAACTTCACCATCCATAAAGGATACTTGCGTGCAACTCACTTATTCCGTATGCTTTGGGAAAATCGTCATTCTGGTATGACAATCGTTATTGATGATTGTGATGCTATATTTTCTGACGAAACTGCCTTAAATATTTTGAAAGCCGCATTGGAATTAAAGCCTGTCCGTAGGATTGGTTGGGGATCAGAAAAGGAATTTCTTGATGAAGACGGTGAAACTATTCCGCGATATTTTGATTATGAAGGATCAATTATATTCCTGACAAATCTACCTATCCGCGAATTAATCGCTTCTGGCAATAAGAATGCTCCTCATTTGTCAGCATTAGAATCCCGTTCGTTAGTATTGGATATGAAGATCAAAACTCGCAGAGAATATTTGATCAAAATCAAACAAACTGTTAACGCTGGTATGTTGCGCGATAAAGGTTTCTCCAAGGCTGAAGAAACCCAAATCATGGATTATATTGAACAGCACAAGGAATCTTTTACTGAACTTTCATTAAGAATGGTAGAAAAGGTATCTGCGTTGTTCAAGGCAAATCCTTCTAATTGGGAAAAACTTGTTCGGGCAGTTTGTATGAAATAAATACAAATTGTTTCTATGGGGAATCTTTTGATTCCCCTTTTTCTGGAGGTGTCATGTTTGTATCTATTAACAATATCAATTATTTCGTAATCCCCGATAACAAATCTCCAATTGAAATCTTCTATGAAGTCTTCAATAGAATGTCAGTCCAATCAATCTCTCCAGACCAAAAGCGTTCCATTATAAACCAAATCAGTGAACAATTACAAAATGAACAATTACAGAATAACGTATACCGATCTGTTTGAAGGTACATTCACTTCTAATGTATATGCTTCAACAGAAAGCTCTGCATTAAGTATATTATTCAATGACTTAGGTTTCGTCACAATTCATAATATAGAAATGTTATGACAAGGTTATTCGCTGCTGTATTGGTACTAGGTTCTTGTTGGAATCCTCATATCACCATCAATGTGCTGGAGAAAATGGTATATGGTATCAATGGATTCTACTCCACCATGATACTTGCTGCAGAGGAATCTGCAAGGAAGCAGAGGTAGGAAGTTCAGGCTTTACTTCCTACCAGATTGAGGTATCCTATCCTTGTAGTCAGAAAAAACCAACTGGAGAATGAAAATGGCGAATATGTCCTACTGCAGATTTCAAAACACTTCTAATGATCTTCTGGATTGCGTCAATACAATGCAGGACGAGGAAACTCTTCAGGACCTGGATTTGAGCGAGGAAGAATTGCGAGCAATGGTGCGCATGGTTAAGTTGTGCGGAAGGTTTGTTGAGGAGTACGAACGCCTGCAAAGTGCAGAAGTGTATGAGGAAGAGGAGTAACCTTTACTTCCTGAACGAATCAGGTATCCTATAGTTGTAGTCAACAATATCTGGAGATTGATGATGAACGAAATTCAAGACCTTTTGATTCGACTCTGGCATCGCGAAATCAGCGCAGATGATGTAGCAGATGAACTTTGCTACAATGGACCTCAAGTTGATGAGTTCGAAGAAACCTTGCGGAAGGTTTGGAGGCGCGAAATCAGCGCCGACGATGGTTACGATGCCCTGCTTGAAGTCGAACCAAACCTTTAGACTTTACTTCCTGTCTGATTGTAGTATCCTATCCTTGTAGTCAACAATATCTGGAGAACAACCATGAGCATTTCACTTTTCAAAACCCGCGAATTCACCAACAAACTTCTTGAAGCAGTTGATGAGGGGTACATTGATCCGCGTGATGCGCTTACTGCTGCCCTATCGTATATGTCAGAAGCAGAAGTCAAGGATATGTGCGCTGTCAATGAATTCTTTGCTTATGAGGAAGACGAGGAGGAAGAGGATGAAAGCGATCCCCTGGACGATTTCAACTATGTAGGATCCCGGCATCATTATTGATAGGAAGTCAGAGACTTTACTTCCTGTCTGATTGTAGTATCCTATCCTTGTAGTCAATAACTGGAGAACGAAAATGGACAAGGTTGAGCTTCGCAATCAATTGACGGCTGATATTGAACAGTTTCTTGCTAATGGAGGAGTAGTTGTAACTCAAACAGCACAGAAAGTAAAGGTGCGTCATCCTGTTACTGGACATCAAAAACTATTCTTTGGTCCAAAAGCGCCGCATAGATACCCTGCCTCTTCTTGGTCTTTTATTGATATGAAGAAATAATATGAAAACCTTATTTGAACGCAAAGAAAATTGTCTGTTACTGATTGCTTATGCTTCATTAAAGAATTGGGAGGAATCAACTGATAAGGAGAATTTGTCTGCAGAGAAAGCCAGGATTGAACGTGTTATTGCCGATATCTTTACAAAGAACAAACTTGATGTAGATTATAATCAATTCGTTCTAGAGTTTGTAAAGGAACATGGTCGCGAGATTGTATATGGGAACGAATATACATACGACGTTCCTATCCCAGACGAATATACAGAATTGGATGTTAATGTGATGATTGACAAATATATTCGCAAGCAGAATGGCTCAAAGTATTGATAGGAAGATAAATAATGGATGCGATATATTCTATTCTTATTCTTATCTGGATGCTCCTTCCATGAATGTTCCCTGAATCCAGGATTGAATTCTTTATTGGCAAACCCAGCAAAGAAGGTAACAAGCGTTGATGTTGGAGAGGTGGTATCTGATCCGTTGCATAATGTGTCAGCAGTTTTAAAGTGTCCACTGTAGGAAGTCAATAACAAAACCACTTTACTTCCTATCCGATTGCGGTATCCTATCCTTGTAGTCAGACAAAACTGGAGAAAAACGATGACCGAATATAGCATTGGCGCTGCCACACGTGCGAACGATCCTTGCGCTTATAACGTCCAGGGTGTTACCATCACCGCTGAGGAACGCGAAGCATTGCTGGATGCTTACGTTGCCCAACAACTCGAGATCCAACGCAAGTGGGGTAATCGGGAGACTGCTGAGGAAATCCGCGCTAACCTTGAGTTCCCACACGGCAACCCTGCCAAACCGAAGTGGGATGACGAAACTCTTCTCCGCGAAATGGTTCAGTACGGACTCGAAGTCCTGTTGAAGTTTATGGACGAAAGGGGAACTCCTTTACTTCCTGCTTGAATGTAGTATCCTAGAGTTGTAGTCAGACAAAACTGGAGAACTGAAATGACAAAGAAACCTTCTGGATACATCATCTATCGCGGTCCTTCTCTTCTGGATGGCAAACCGATCGTTGTTGTAGCAATCACCAAGGAATCCAAGAACTCCAAGACTGGCAACATGATCCAGACCTACATCCTGGTTGACAACGGTGAAATGCCGGTTGCCAACTACCAGTCCCTTGCAGACGAATCTATCTGCGGTGAATGTAAGCATCGTCGTGGTAAGGGTGGTGCTTGCTACGTGAATGTTGGTCAGGGTCCAACGATTGTCACCAAAGGCATTGCTCGCGGAATCTATCCTTATGATCCTTCCGCTGCTGCCCGTGCTTGCGATAATCGCGCTGTTCGTCTTGGTACTTATGGCGATCCTGCTGCTGTTCCTGGGTATGTATGGGCAACTCTTCTATATGGTTCTAAATCCCACACTGGATATACCCATCAATGGAAGTCTGGCAAAGCCAACCACGTTCAGGAATGGTGTATGGCATCTGCTGACTCTGAGCAGGAACGTGCTGAAGCCAAGGCATTAGGCTGGCGCACCTTCCGCGTCCGTACTACTGAGGAAGACATTCTGAAGGGTGAATTCGTCTGCCCTGCTTCTGATGAGGGCAAGAAACGTATGCTTTGCGTTGATTGTACTGCTTGCTCTGGTGGGTTTAATGCTCGCAAAGGAGACCCTTGCATAATCGTGCACGGCACCCTCAAACGTCGTTTTCGCCTCGCGATTGCTTGATAAAATGTTGTAGGAGGTTAACTAAATCTAAATTGACTAAGTTTGTTTGATTCTTTTTTAATTAACATTTGAGGTGTATATGACTTATTCTGTAGTTCTTGATTCTTCTAATTCTTACCTTGTTCCTTCTGATAATGGTATGTCTTTCACCAATGCTTGTATGGAAGTCATTAATTATACAATTGAGGCTGGTTACGATATTCAGCAAGAATTGTTTGAGACTTTGCTAAGCGAAGGTGAAGATTCAAGAGACACGTTTGGTCTGATTAAAGCATAATAATCTCCCGAATACATATTTCTATTTCTATCCAAGGAAATAATATGTATTCAATCAAAGTCAACAATATGTTTGTGTCAAGGTATCTTTCTGCTTCTCAAAAGGTACAATTGACAACTGTAATGGATTACATCAAAATGTTCAAAACAGAGCAAGAGGCAATACAATTCAAGGATGAATTTTGTATACCAAAATACGGCATTGAGGTGGGAAGTGCAGAAGTTGTTACTGCTCCATAGCAGCTTTACTTCCTACCCAATTGCGGTATCCTATTCTTGTAGTCGCTAATTGAGAACAAAGATGACAAAACAAGATCTCATTGATGAACTGTACCTTCAGCGTGATTGCGCCGTTTCCATTGAGGAATGGCAACATCTTACCTTACAGATCATGCGACTGGAACAGGAAGTTGAACTGGAAAACAGCTTTACTTCCTAACTGATTGTAGTATCCTATAGTTGTAGTCAATTTTAACTGGAGAATGAAAATGGGTTATCGTTCTGAAATCGTTATCGCCATCGATCCTACTGTATATAACGAATGCCCTCCTGATGTAAAGGAAGCATTCGCGGAAATCTGGAGTGAACCTAGTCTTAATGAAGCAGAAAGGATTGTTTTTCATCACGATTGCATCAAATGGTATGATGTTTACCCTGTCGTTGCCACTATTGATAATTGGTTAAACTCGCTGGATGAAACTGAATATGGTTTGGTTGAATTGGGTGAAGACCTTGGTGATGTGAGAATGGAAGGTGAATATTGGACTTATGGGCTTGATTTCGTACGCAAGATTGACTTTTGAGGTATAACATGGGCAATTATCCAGACGTTGACGAACCAAACGAAGATTATGAAGATGAACCATATGATTATGATGACTCCATGGATGGGGAATTTGATTCAGCAATGACCTCAGTGGGGTGGGGTGAGGATGAATCATATAATCATTGGGCAGAGGAATTTTAAGCACTGAGTTCTCCATGGGCAGGGTGTTCCACTCCAGGGAAACGACTACACCACCCTGCCCACTTTACTTCCTGCTTGAATGTAGTATCCTATAGTTGTAGTCAAAACCAACAGGAGATCATCATGAAACTGTTCAAAGTCAATGCCAACTCAGAGTATACCTTCGTCAAAGAAGTGTTTTCCTTTGTGGGAGCAACCAATGCGGTATATGCTGATGACTTCAAAGGCTTCTGGCTCCTGGAAGCTGGAGACAAGAAATTTGTCTTCACCGCAGCAGTAGAGGATGAGTGGTTGGAAGTTCATCGGGACACTTTACTTCCGCGTCCATTCAGGTAGAATAAACCTATCAAAGCAACTAACAGGAGAACAAAAATGACCTCGATGTCTTATTGCATGATGGAGAACTCTTCTCTCGAAATGGCGCAGGTTGTAAACTACATGATCGAAGCAGACTCCTGGGAGGATATGGATTTCAATCAGTACGAAGAATCAGCAAAGTCTCATCTGTATGATCTGTGTAAGAAGTTTATCAAGCACTATGATCGCTTGGAAGAAAACGTCGAAGAGTTTGAATTGGAGACTTGACTTCCGTCCTCGTCCAGGTATAATAACTCTGTAGTCAACAAACAACTGGAGAAACGAACATGATGCAAGCAGGAACTTATTACATCGGCGATCTAGCATACGTGATGCACCCTGAGTGGGAAGAATTCTGTTCAATCACTATCGACGGACATGATTGCCTGGATGGAGAATTCAATCTCTCTGATGGTCGCCGATTCGCTACCTACGGAACTGCATACGGTGACGGATCTTATCAATCCAGCACCAATGATACGCTATACGTTGACGCTGGACTAATCGGTTGCATTCGCATCGAGGATATCAGCGAAGATCTTACCGAAGACCAGATCCGTGATCTTGGTATGATCCACAATTTTGAGAAGGCATTCCACACCTCTGGCGGTCGCGGAGAAGCAAACTGGGATGGCGTGATCAAGTTTGGCGAAGTATCTGTAGAGACCGATCCCTATGTGGAAGAAGAGGAAGACGAATATGATTACGAAGAAGATTATGACTATGATGGTCCAGCATAACTGAGTTCACGGCAACGGCGAATGCTCTCCAGGCAGAGGACTCGTTCCTCGTTCGACTACACCCTTCGCCGTTGCCACTTTACTTCCTGCTTGAATGTAGTATCCTATAGTTGTCAATTGGAGAACAACAATGGGTTACATCTTCTGCCTTGCTCTTATCTTCACTCTGAATCATCTTATCGTTGGTTCTGGGAAACGCTCCCCTCGCATCCCGAGGATTGTCAAATCTGGTCGGAAGTCTCATCACGGACTTCCGATTCTTTAGGACTTTACTTCCTCCCCCGCTGTAGTATCCTATACCTGTAGTCAACAATAACTGGAGAACAACAATGTATCCAACCCACAGAACTATATTCGGTCCATTCGTTTCTGACCTGAAGAAATACAACATCCCATACGTCTTGGTTGGGAAGAATGCTCATGGTCAAGGAATGTACGAAGTTCCGATTGATGTCATAGATATACTGAAAGACAAATGCCCTCTCTATGTTGTAGGGAAAGGTTGGGTTTGACTTAACAGGATAAAAAACCATGACCATAATTGATGACCTGATCAGTGTCACTACCTCCAACCAAGATGGTTGGGCTTTGGCCGATGCCTACGAATACGAGAGGTCAGGACACGTAAACTCAGACCTGCAGCCATACCTTGATTGGTGGTATGGAGACAGGGACGACCTTCCCACACCGAGCTTGGGTTCTTTGAAATACTTTGAAGAACTAACAAAGTCCGCGGAAGGCACTAAAACGAACGCTCTTTCAACAGGAGAACATCATGAAAAAAGTATATGATTTCTATGCTGATCCGGGACACGGTTGGCTCAAGGTTAAGTTAAGCGAATTAGTTAAACTCAATATCCTACATGAAATCAGCCAATATTCATATATCAGAAAAGATGATGTATATCTGGAAGAGGATTGTGATTTAAGTGTTTTCATGAAAGCAAAAGGTATTGATATTAAATTTAGAGAACATCATTCTAATAAAAGTTCTAAAATAAGAAATTATAATCGTCTGATGTTTGTATAAAAATTGTCTCGAAGTGCTTGACAAGGAGCAAAGATGCCCCTATGTGGTGGTACAGGATATTTCGGTCATCAAGCGCAGATCAATATCATTCTTTGACTTTACTTCCTTCCAATATATAGTATCCTATACCTGTAGTCAACAATAACTGGAGAAACGAAATGTCTTGGATCCTAGCCGTTGTATTCCTGAATGGTGAAGTTCTTGCAAATGACTTCAAAACCGAAGCAGAATGCACTCGCGAAATGCGACTGACCATCCGTGCAATGGAAGCAGAAGGTGAGAAGTTCACTGAAGTAA